CATTTTTCTACATCATAGTCAAGGTCATTACCCCAAAAGATAAGACCAACACCATTACACTCATCACAGTCAAAACGCATTAAAGTGTTTATCATTATTTCACCAATGCCTTTCCTCTTAGTGTGCCACTAACACCTAAGACATCACAGGCAACTTTTACAGATACGCCCACAGGTAATTGGTTTGGGTAAGTGTTTATGAATTGAGCAACCGCACCTTGAGAAGGTAGGTTGATATTTTTTACAGCACCATTAAAGGTTTCTAGTTTTACAGTATAAGTCATTTCTGACCACCTTTCGTTTGTTTGTTTATTGTTGTAAGTTTAACAGATTTAGCAGACATTATCAAATCCAAAATCGGACATTTAGGACATTGGGGGTGTGAGATACCTCACAAAGCCCCTTCCTGAAATAAGCCTAGTTCTAACTCTAGGAGAGTTTCTGCGGGAATATCTGAAAGATCCAGCCACCCAGCACCCTCAGAGTTCATGGTGAAAACCTCTATGTATCCCATTATTATTCACCTACCTTTACTGCTATATTTCGGTAAGTATATTTTCCAGTATTGCTACGGACTTGCACCAAATAACTTTCGGCATTGTCGTACCAGACATTAGATTTATCTGCGGAGATAATTTCACCACGCAAAGTTTTTGAGTTATAGATTTTACCAATTAGTAAATCTTGTATTGTGTATAAGTTAGCCATTGTTAGCCACTTCCTTTCGTTATTTTCTTACTCCGTAAGTCTATCAGAATTAGCAGACAAAATCAAATCGCCACGCCGTAAATCTCAGAATATGGACAGGTTTTTCTGTGATCTTAACCACATCGTACTTAAAGCGACACGCCGTCTGCGCCGAGGTGGCTCGGGTTTTTAGAACATTTGTTCTAATTTATTTTTTATGTTTTATCTTTCTAGAATATTTTTTTTTATTTGGAATTGGTGTCGCAGCATTACTACGACGCAATTCTTGAATACGAATTATTTTATTTTTTATTTCGTTAATCATTTTTTATTCCCAACAACTAGAACATTTAACAGTTAAAAATTCTGCCTCATCAGCAGGTAGTGATAGCACAAAGCCATCACATACTTTACAAAATAAATCTTTCATTTATTTACCAACTTTCCAATTTAGAACGATACACTCATCGCACATAGCAGGGATACCATGCTTAGAAGTATAAGCGGTATTTGTATAACAAAACTCACAAAGTTTTTTTATCATTTACTTACCTACCTTCCATGAAGACCAATAAGACATGATGTCATAGTCCTCAATGTAGTGTGAGTAAATATTTTGCTCACAATTTTCGCAGAATGTATATTTAGTATCCTCTACGATAGAGATAGCATTTTTATTTGGTGTATGCTTACACACTTTATTTATAACTGAATTCATTTTGAATTCCTTTCTAAGTTTGAGAACCTTTCTCAACTTTCTTTATACTAGAAGTATAACACCCACCACTGACATTTACTGACCAGTAACCAGCACAAAACGGACATTTGGGATTGTGATGTATATCATGTGGATAACTTACGCTCAACTTAAGATGTGATGTGTATCATGTGGATAACTCAAAAATGCCCCGAGCCAATGTCCGATTTGCACCAATTGTCCTGTGGTGTAACTCACATGCGACACGCCGTGTTAGGACTTGACTTTTAGGATTATCTATGATAGGATACTCCTATAAATAAATAAAGAAAGATAGTCTCAATGAGCCTACCAAATAAACCTCAACAAGAGGGTGAGCGTAGCGAATAAGTGGGGTATATCACACCACGACACTAGGGAAATACCCCCAAAATGTCAGTAGTATCTGATAGGATACTAGTATCAAGGTTAATCAAGGTGATTAACTTAGTAAAAAGAAAGGTAGTTAAAATGACTACACTAAATACAATAACATTAGAGCCTAACCATGTTATGGCTTCATCTAATACAGGAAGCCCTATGGTCTTTCGCAATACAGTAGGAAACTACATTAGCCGCAAGGCATATCTAGAGATGTTGGTATCATCTCAGGGAGTTATCTCTCACAAATACCTATCACCTAACGAAACTCGTTGGGTTATGAATAACAAGAAAGTAGGAAACTAACTATGACTATCACTTACTCACTATGGCAGGGTGGCAATTTGCTATCTGTAGGCAATAAGGCTAGCAAGCCTGAAGAAATCTTAGCGGTTATCGCTGAATTAAATAAACTAGGTAAGGGTTTCACTTACAACATTAGAGAAGTAGAGGTTAAATAATTATGGAGTTTTATATTAACTTAGACTTTATTAGTATCTATGCTGATAGCATAGGTTTGCAAGTAGAGTTACCTACATGGTTACTCGTTGGCTCTATTGCTTTTATTTATTCTATTAGGTTGCTTAGAAAAGATAAGTAGTGGCTGAGTATTCTGCTGAGCAACTGAGAAGGCAAGCCCACCTAGAAAATGGTGGGACACTTGCTAACTATGACAGGGCACACTATACAGAATCAGAGTAGTGTGCTCACTATTTTTTTTATTTTTTATTTTTAAAATCACATATCATACATCTAAGAAAAATATTCAGATTTTTGTAAAATGAAAATTTTTTCAGATTTTATAGTCAGAGGATGCTTCTGGATAAGAGCCACTATCTTCCAGAACAAATTCATTTTCTCTATCAAATAAATTATAATCCATAGAGATAATCTTGAACTGTTCGCCAATTGCCGTTAGGACTGACGATAGATTCAATTCTCCGCAGGTATACAAGTCAAACTGCATTAACCCTGGATCCGCTTCATCCCATATATGAAACGCTATATGGCTAGTCTCAATCATTACAATAGCCGTTAGGCCACGATTGCCTGGTTTGTCAACATAAGAAGCAAAAGGTCCTTGAATAATCTTCATATCAATACGCTCAACTAAATTTTTTAAGAAGGTTTTTGCCTCTTCTTCGCTGTTCATAGGCTTCTCAACTCTGGCGTTGATTAACAGGTGCTTGTGAAATAACATATTTACCCCAATCTAGTTTTCTAGTATACACTATTTGACAGGGTAGATCAAGTATGCTAGAATTAATATATGCACTTACTAGGACTAGAAATTCGGAAAGACCGTAGAGAGAAGAAATACTCTATGAAGGCTTGCTACCGCTGTAGCAGGATTATCTGGGTTGCAAAAGAGCAACTTCGTGTTGACAACTACTGCTCAACCTGTGATTAATATGGGGATTTTAGATAACTTAGAATACTCAATGGCAGATGATGACGGTATGCCAAGTCAAAAAGATATAGACGCTATCAAGCAAATCCTTAAAGACCCACATCTTGAAGAACGACTAAAGTACATGGAGGAACATGGAATCTAAATATCCTAACTCATGGAATAGACATACTCCAAAAGGTATGAACATTATAGACGAAACAACTAAATCAACAAAATGCTGCGATACCTGTGAGTGTGGTCAAACGCAAGAAGAAAAGTTTAATAAACTAATGGAGACTCAAACTTCTTTTGAAGAGTAATTAGTCTTTTTTATCTCTTTTTCTTTGCATTTTTCTGTATACTCCATTTGGAGCAAAAGATTGTCTTAAAAGTAATCTATCTTTGTCAAACTTTTTATAATCTTCTGCTGTTTGATATCTAATTTCATATTTTAATTTATCCGATCTTTTAAATGGAACATACAAAACAAATGGGTTTCCGCATTTTATTACCACATCTTTACCATTTCCATGATATAGAATTTGTTGATTAATTTCTGAATGTATGTCTGTGTCTATAACTCCAGGCAGTACGGACCACTCTTGGTTAAAATGATAAAAAAGCGGTAGTTGTAAGACAGACCATCCTGGCGGGGTAATAACTCTCCAAGGACATACAGCCTTAAAAACAAACTGACCCTCAATACCATTAAATGTTGCTTTTTTATAGTCTAGCATTTGAGCGTTGGCATGAGTTTCAAACGCAAATCTTATTGCTGAAGGTTCAATTATAGATAATTTATCTGTGGCTTTCATCTTAACGTCTGTCCACATAGGAATTATATATCCTTGAGAAAAATAATCTGGAAACGATGGGCAAACTTTTACCGTGGATCCCCCATTGACATTGCTTGGAATATCTTTAAACCATTTAGGAATAAAATGCTTAGCAGGTCTTGGCAGGCACTCCTCAATAGACTCTAAGCCTTCAAAGGTGCTTATAAACTGTATCTTGTCTGATCTTAAATTAAACATATAAAGTTAACTCCAAAATTATCAGTAAGTGTTGTTTGCATAAAAAATTTCAAATTCTTTAATCGTGTCATTATTTTTTGGATCTATATTTATTTTATTCAATAGAGAATTAATATCATTTATTTTATCTAATGCTTTTTGAGATAGAGATACGTCAATCTTTCTTTTTAATATTTCTGGCCTAACCTCAATCATATTTTTAAAAAGATACTTTGGATTTTCAGAATATTTTATTTCAATATTAGAGTATGAGTGTTTAAAGTTAGGAATGTTACAAAAAACATATAAATCATTAATTACTTTTTCAGTATTAAAAATTAAATCATCATAGTCAATATAAAAAAAATCTGCTAAATCGTTATTTATCTTAGAGTTCATAACTCCTGCAACTGGCCTCATTAATGGTTTTGTCCCAACACTATTAAAATTAAAAACAGTTTGCTCTGCATCAGTTTGTGAATAACCATTTTGTAATAAAATATTAATATAAGATTTTGCAGCATCTTCTATATTTCTAGTTAAAACAATAATCTTGGGCTTATCAGTTACATACTTTTTTAATAATTTAATGTTTTCTGTTATTGTCCAAGATGTATTTTTATCAAAAATAATTTTATTTTTTTTCTCATAATAAGAATTAAAAATTGATTTTATTATTTTTTTTATTTTTTCATCATCACCTTTATTTACTGCTAATAGTTCATTCTTTATCCTGTCATTTGAAATTGATAAGTTAAAATCCCAAAGAATATTGCACATTGCAGAAATTCCTTCAGAGTATATTAATTTGTTTTGATTTAAAATTGATGATAAGAGGTTAGATCCAGTCCTAAACATTCCTGATAAAAAAATATACTGGTTGCTCATAAGGTCTCCAATTTTGTTGGCAAATCAATAGATGATAATGATGTAGAATGTCCTGGTCTATCATAATATGTATAAATATAATCATTTAATTTTTCAAAATCAAGGTTTAGCAAAGTTTTTATCTGAAGAAAATTGCTTCTAAAAAACTCCCATTTATCAAAAAAGTTAATTGGGTTGGAATATAAGAATGATCCAAATAATTGTTCGTCTGTTAGTTCATACATAAATTTTACATATATCTCTTCAATTGACCAAGCCCAAAAAACTTTATGGTTTGGAATTTTGTTTGCAATCTCAGTCATATTTTTTAATCTCCAAGACAATTGTTGCTGCTCGTAATGATCTAAAAATAAACAGTCATACTCTTCATCTGTTTTTAATAAATTAATATCTAAATTTTTAATTATAAGTTTTTCTGGAACATCATTATTTTTTATAAATACATCAATTAAGTCAGCAGATATCTCATATACTGTAACAGACTTAACGCTATCCTTACTACATAGCCACAAAGAAAGTATTCCAAAACCAAGACCACTGATAACAACATCTCCATATGCCATATCGTATGAAGAATACATTTCTTTTATTTCTCTATAAGAGTGTTGGTCGTGAGTCATCCATTTATGTCCATTACAATAAAGAACATATGTAAATGGGTTATTTTTTACAATATCAATACTCTTATATTGTTCTTCTTTAACTAAAAACTTTGGAACAGTTTCTATATTAAACAAAAGACCACCCCTGTCTTATAATATTTCTAATTTTGTCGGGGCACCAATAAGTGACTCATTAACACTGGTCCATAATTGTGACGACATACTAGTATTAATTCTAGCATATAAACCTATAGACTCCATAACGTAGTTATATCCCCCAGACTTGGTTTGAACTTTATTCCAAACCCCACTATCATATATCAAGGTTTGGGAATCAAACACAAACAAATAATAAGTTTTAACCTCATTTTCGGCGGGGACAGAAGACCAATCCTGGTCTGACTTAGCAAGACACACATAATACTTAGCACTATTATCCACTACGCTAGATATCATGGCATCTAATGTTTGATATTTGCCTAGCCTGGATCCAGAGAAGGTTAGTGTGTTATTTGCGTATACTCCAGACTTGATAGAGAAACTCTCGCCTGACTCTAAAGACATGTCTACGCTGATGCTATGGCTTCTATTAGGCTGCCAGTCGTTTATCAAACCATTCTCTGTGAAAGTGTTGGCGATAAGTTCTTCTAGAAATTCACTTGTACAAGGAAGTCTATAAACGCTATGATGTATTTTTAGTTTACTTGTCAAACCTTCAATTAGGATTTGCTTAATGTTATCTAGCACAATCCATTATAACCTATATCGGGATATTAAGCAAACATAGATATTACATCCAGTTAGACATTAGTGACTGCGTAGCAGGCATAGTGTGTCTTATAGTGGTTTGGTATTTCTATTTTCGGCTTTGTTAATTCCCGCGGAAATATAGAATGTTATAATTGCAGTATGACCCAACACTCACTTACCACGCTTAGTAATACTTCGGCTACACGCCTAACTCCAAATGGAACTCATAGTGGACTAGACATTACAATTCAAAATGTTCACGGTTCTGCTGTTGTTTATCTTGGCGGAATTGGAGTGACATCTTCTAATTATGGATATCGTTTATCTGCAGGCAATGCTTGGTCAATTGAACTTTCGGGCTTTGATTCACTTTATGCAATTTCCAATACTAATGGATCACAGGTAGCGGTTTTGCAGACAAACCTAGAGTCAGCAAACTAGAATGGCACGATTTACGCAGTCAACATCTAACGAATATCCAACCCCAACATCTTATACACCTGTTTGGTCTGGAACTGGTTTACAACAATCTTCTAACCTTGCCACAGGAACTTACTTTGATTATGGTCAAATGGTTGTTGTGCAAATTACAGTTCCAATGACAGCCGTTACTCATTTTGGCACTGGTCACTACTCAGTAACTCTTCCAAAACAATCAGCAATTCATGCAGATGCTTATGGAGGAACTATTCATGACACAAGTACAAGCAGGTTCTATAGTCTTAAGGGACATTTAGAAATAAACAGTAATGTTTGCAATTTGTTTTACATAAACACTGCCAGCCAAGATCAAGCGTTTGCAGCAACTACCCCTTTTATTCTTGCTACAGATGACTTGTTCCACATTAACTTTATTTATCAGGCTAATCAATAATTAATCTCAAATAATGATATAATTTGTTTACAATGATGACGGTAGAAGACTGGGCGCGATTAATACTTACAATTCTTTCAATACTTGGTATTGTCGGCGGAGGAATCCGTTGGCTCGTAAAGCATTATTTAAACGAACTTAAGCCGAATTCTGGATCCAGTTTAAAAGATTCTGTTGACCGCTTAGAAAAAAAGACTGACAAACTGATGGATCTTTTGCTTGAACATTTTAAAGATCATTCTAAAAAATAACTCTTTATATATAATATATAAGATATCTTAAAAACCTTATTTGCTAGTTATTCTTTTTTTTATATTTTTAAGTATACACTTTAATACTCTGGATTTTTACAGTTTACGCAGAAATGATTATAACGATTTTATAACAATTATTTTATACTGCCTGGTTTATAACGTTTTGTTATAATATGTCCTATTTGTCCTAATACAATGTTATAATTTTTAATGCTGGGCACCTAGATTCTAACCCCCACCCCACTGCGTCTAGGTGTTCAGTTCTATTTAATGGTATAATCAATTATCATGTGTGCTCCTACAGTAGAAAAATATGGCGCCTCGCCAGCAAATATTCAATGGACAGTAGTCCGTGGAGACACAGCAACCCTGCTTGTACAGTTTTTAGAGGATGATGAAATAACCCCTTTTGACTGCGACGACTGGACGTTTAGAGCAACTGCCTACGATCCAATGGGAAATGTATTAGATAACCTAACTGTAACTGTTGATGACAATGAAGTAACCATCACTGCCCCCGCATCAGTCACAGAGGACTGGGGAACAGGATACAATCAGGTGGCAGCAGAGTTAAGATTTGACCTTGAGGTAATCATAGAGGGTGGAAGTGGACCAAATGCAGACACAGTTTGGACTCCAGTTATAGGAACCATATGTGTTTTAAGTGATATGACACCAGGTTTATAATGCCAATAGTGAAAGTTTCAAACCCTACACCGCTTCTTCCGCCAGTAATAAAAATTGGCAAAAAAATATTTAAAACTAAAATAAAGTAGTTAGGATAAGTCGTGGCCAAAAGCATGGACTTTCCCCAAAAGAAAAAATATCTAGAAACAATTCAAGAAGTTAGAACAACTGAGTATATTGCCGTTCCTGGAATTACTGGAGAAAAAGGTGATACAGGACCAGCAGGTCCGCAAGGGGAACGTGGCCCAAAGGGAGATAAAGGCGATAAAGGTGATATTGGTAGACAGGGTCCACAGGGAGAGCGTGGAGAGCCAGGAAGGGCAGGGGATGGATATGATAGCCCATCTGGTCAGTATCCTGGCTGGGCCTATTATGCAAATAAAAGTACGCAAACCTACAGGCTAGGTCCAGAAAGAGGAGAGGATGGTTGGGTAAGTTTTTTCTTAGATATAGAAGAATCAAAAACCACTGAATCCTATTTGCCAAATAAATCTGTTTCTCTATTAAACTCAACAACAAATCATATAAATTTAAAAACTTTAAAGGTTGGGGCCAAAGTAGATATTAGATATGATTTTTCTTTAGAGACTTATAATCCAAATACAGAGGTTTGGATCAGAACTCTTTTACGAGACGAGGATCTTTCTCCAACTGGATACGTTGGTTTAGTCAAGTATCAGTACTCATATGATATTTCATATTGTCAAACCATCTTTATCAATAGCGATAGAATTAAAAACTATGGAGGAATACCACAAATCAGAACTGACAATGAAAGTTCTTTTATTTTAAAAGGTATATATGTATCAGTATCTTAGTGGTATAATGTTACAGGAGGACTAATGGCATTTCCAGGCACATATAATTTTAATTACTACCGTGGTGATAGGTATGAATTTGTAATCCGTCCAAAAACTGCAAACGGTGGGGCTTTTGATTTAACAGGATACAGCGCAAACTTTTTTGTTGCTAGTGCAAGAGGAGAAGGTAAAACTCAGTACGAAATGCAGGCTGTTGTTGATGGTTCTGCAGACACGGTAACTTGCACAATCCTACCAGGCGCAGGAGAAAGCCTAACTGCTGGAAATTATGTCTATGATGTTCAAATAGATTCTGGTGCGACATTAGTTTATACACTTTTAACGGGGACAGTAACAGTAACAGATGATATTTCTGGAGCAGATGATTCATAATGGTTGACGTATTACTTAATACCGACGATGTTGTTGTTATAGGACCACCAGAGTCAATTGATTTATTAGTTGATATTGGTCCACAAGGAGTTCGTGGTAGCAAATTTATTGTTGGTTCTGGAGAACCTAATGCACTAACAGCCAGTGGTGTTTTATTTGGAAATACTTTAATTTTAAATGATATGTATATCAATACAGCCCCAGGAGAAAATTATGGATATATGTATCAGTATATTTCTCAGGCTGGTGCAAATACCTGGGTTCAGGTTTTAAAGGTAAGTCCAGCAATTTATTCGGCTGTAGAAACAATTCCCTTTACGTCTGGTTCAGCATCAATTACTATTCCAATATCAAACATAGTAACAGTTAGTGGTTCACCACTTACCGCTTTAAATTTCAATGTTCAGTTTAGAATTGAAGGAGCAAATCCAATTGCATCAGCAATGGAAATTCCTGCTTTGGCAGGGGCTGGAACAAACTTAGTGATAAATTTTGACGCAGTTCAATATAGTGGTGGTACTTGGTCAGCACTTACTGGAAGTAAGACAGTTCATCTATTTATCTCTATAGTTTAACAAAAATGGTATAATCTTTATAGAGGTGACCACATGGCTGTAGAAAATATAGGAAACTTAGTACCAACTAAAATTCCAGCATTGAGTGACGATGCTAACATTCAAGATGCTCTAAAGGCATATCATTATGGATCTTATACTTTTGATACTTCAGAAACTAATACGGCAAATCTTTTAAATCCATCTATTGCCTACACTATTAACAATTTACAAACTCAAATTAATACAAAGGCTGCGCTAGAGGTTGCAGCAAGAGATAGTTCAAGAGCAACTACAACTGCGCCAACGGCAGCAGCATTTACAGCATTTTCTAATACAATTCCAGATGGATATGTTTGGTTAGATACAGATTCATCAGCAGGGGTCGGATATTATTCAGCAACATCTGCATACACAACAACTGCTCCGTCAACAAATTTGGCAAACGGACTTATTTGGATTAAAAAAGGTTCAAGCCCACTTGAAATGTATGTTTACAATGGCGACACCAGTACTTTTAATAGGGTGATCTAGTGCCTACAGTATTTGATTCAGATGGTAAAGCAGCCTACGTATATAATGTAGCAAATGACACTTGGTATCAAGTTTCTGGAAAGACAGACATCTCTGGAACATTTGAATGGACTGGACTACACACACACCTTTCTAATTTTACAACCGCAGAAGCATCTGTTGCAAAAAAAGGTACTAATAATTTTCTTAATCCAGCAGCCAGAGATGTGGCAATTCCATCACCTACTGCAGGAACTGTATGCATAATAAGACAAAATGCTGGTGGTTCAACAATTAACGAACTACAAGTTTATATTGGCGGAAGTTGGATAACTTTTCTTCCATCTCCAGTAGGACAAACAGGTAAATATCTAAAAAGTGATGGTACAATATCGTTATGGGAACAAAGCCCAGATGCAATGACTCAAGTAATATTAATGATGGGAGCCTAAAATGGCTGTAAGTTACAAAGTGTTAGGTCAGTTAAAACCTGCTGCAAACACATTATCAACTCTATACACAGTGCCTACGGGTGCTGAGAACTATGCAGTAGTTTCTTCTTTGGTAGTAACTAATCTGACTGGAGATTTAACAAATGTCCGTATTGCAGTTCAGAAAGCAGGAGCAGCAATAGAGGATAAGTTTTACATAGTTTATGGAAATGGCGTTGCTCCATTTGAAAGTCAAGTTTTTACAATTGGAATCACCTTAGCATCAACAGATGTTGTATCAGTATACGACCTAGGTGGAAAATGTTCATTTAATTTATTTGGATCGGAGAATTCATAATGGCAATTAATATTAATCCAGGAAAACCCTTAAGGCATGTTGCAACTTTTACCTCAAGCGGAACATTTAAAGTACCAGAAACAACAACTGTAGTGTTTGCAAGTGTGCATGGAGCAGGTGGTGGCGGTGGCGGTGGAGCAAGCCACACACGAAGGTATGGTGGTGGCAATGGTCAAGCAGGTGGCGCTGGAATTATTACCTCTGGATTTGTTCAGGTAACTCCTGGAAGAGATCATACCGTTACTATCGGCGCTGGTGGTGTTGGTGGTGGTACTGGAGGAACTTCTACATTTGATAGTGCTATAACAGTTACTGGTGGTGCACCAGGAACTCAGTCTGCAGTTGGCGCAACTGGAACTGGTTCAGCAGTAACAAGTTTAACAACTGTTCCTCCAACAGCCACTACTTTAACTAGAGTTTTTGGCAATACAACTCAGTCAACTGGTGGAGTTGCTGGCGGAGCAGGTGGCGCTGCCAGTAGTCAGCAAAATGGTCAAGCAGGCTTCACTGGTAGTTCAGGCATTATTCACATATACATATAAGGAGACATATGAAAAAATATGCTGTATTAGACGATAATTCAAAAGTTATTAACATTATAGTTGCTGACTCTTTAGATGTTGCTGAATTGGTAACTTCTAGTTATTGTGTTTTGATTCCACTAGGAACAAACATTGATATGGGGTATGTATATTCTGAAGGAACATTCTCAGCACCTACTGAAGAAACACCCGCTTAATAATTTAATATAAAATAACCCCCAAAGGAGAATATCCAATGGGGGTATTTTATTGATTAATTTTATTAGTTACATGGATACTTGTTATACCATTCTTGATATCTTTTTCCATTTACGGAACTCCATGCAGACCAGTCTTTTCCACCCTTAGTCATGTGAAGAGCAATTTGTGCGTTGACTACTGGGTTTAATAACTCAGCATTTGAGTCTAACTCAAACTTCTCTCTACGATCTGACCCTAATTCTCCAAGCATGTTAATCTGAAACACACCATAAGAATTATCTCCAGTTTTTACATTGCCATTAAAGGCAAGAGGACGACCATTAGACTCTGCCTTTGCAATAGCACAAGCAGATCTTAAAGCCTTTCCTTCAAATCCTACAGCCTTTAACATATCCACCAGTTGCCCATCAGTTAAATTATGAGCATTTTCATACTTTTCTAATTTTTTCTCTTTAGAAACCAAAAAGGCCACCTTTTGGGTGGCAGACTTGACGGACTCTTTAATTAGTAAGTTATTTTCATTCGTTGCATTTGCAGTAGCCGAAAAAACAGTACCGTAAATAACCAACGATAATACCCCTAGCCAAACATTTGCTTCTCTCATTGTAAAATACCTCCTAGAGAACAAATGCTACCAAGTAGGTAGCATGTATTAATTATAACATGAATTTGGCAATAGAGTCAAGTTTGAGTAATAAAATATAAAAATATTTTAAATATCACATTAGTTAATGGTATAATGATATAACTATGGCCGCCTTATATAGAAACCCTGACGAATCTGCAATTTCACCTCAGCCAACGGCTCCTGCAACATATAATCTTGGAAATATCCCACCACTTGTAAACTGGACGGTAGTTATAGGCGACAGCGCTTCTTTTAGAATTTATGTAGAAGATGATCTTGGAAATGAATTAGATTATACAAATGATGAAAGTGGAGATATTACTGGTTGGGATATAAAAGCAGATTTTAGAAGGTATTCAGACAATGTTGGAACTGACTTACTATTTAGTTTAACTCCATATGCAACAGAGTTTGATGATCCAGGAGAATTCACAGTAACTCTATCACCAGCACAATCTAAGGAATTAAGAACTGGTGACGTATTTGATGTTCAGTTAACTGACGCTAATCGTGTTTGGACGGTATGTCAAGGTGAAATGATCATGATAGGCGAAGTTACAGATCAGAGTTAATAAATGGCTACCACAAGAATTAGCAATATATCAAACCCCGTTTCTATTCAAGATATAAAACAAACAAAAACCCTTTCTAATATAAAACCCTTTAACTCAACAGCCTCTAATGTTGCTTTAGGTACAGTTCTTGCTATTGCTACATTGACTAATACCGTCGCAGTTTCTGATTTAAAACCAATACCGTCAAATTTTGAAAAAGTAAACTATGCAAAAGTCATTACGCCATCATCAGTTTTACCATTTAGACTTACAATTACAAACATTGGTATTGAAGGATATGATCCAGCAAATCCTCCTGGAATTGGTATTCAGATAATTGGTTTTTCTAACTATATACTTTAACATAATGATATAATAACCCTATGGCAAAGATATCAACCACCAACGTAAAGGCACTGTTTCAGACAGGTGATAGACCAACAGAAGAAAACTATATAGATTTAATTGATAGTACTTCTGCTAGGTCTACCGATCTTGGATCAGACGGCAATAACGAGTTAACAATTAATGGAATTGAAAACTCAACAGTATTTGATAGTTTTGCGTCAAGTGAGTTTAGATCAATGAAGTATATGATCTCACTCAAGCATGTAGCAGGCGGTGCAAATAAGTACTCTGTTACAGAATTAACAATATTGAATGATGGATCAGATGTATCTGTTAGTCAATATGGCACCATTGAAAATGATGGGAATATTGGCACCATCTCTGTTTCAAAGGCTGGAGACACAGTTTCACTAACTGTGGTTCCTGTGGGGGGAAGTACACCTATAACTCTACGCTATTTGCGTATGGGATTAAAGGCCTAACCAAGGAGATAAAAGATGGCAACAGTAACAAAAGACTTTAGAGTAAAATCGGGACTGATAGTTGAG